AAAATGAATAATAAATTTTTTTCTAAACCAGTTCATGATTGGAGTTCACATTTTTGTGATGCTGCAAGAACTGCATCCGTTTCCTTACGAGAAGGCACAAGCGGAAAACAACCGCCACAACAGTTGGCACAAAGCGAATACCAAGTATTTGCATAGGATATAAAATGGGATTTTTAAAACCAAAAATTGAAATGCCACCACCATTACCACCTGTATCAGAAATGCCTGAAGCACCAAGTATGGATGATCCAAGTGTTGACGAAGCTGGCGAAGAAGCAAAGAAAAAAAATAAAAAGAAAAAAGGAAGAAAGTCAACAATATTAACTGGTGTATCTGGAGATCTAACACCAGCAGAATTAAACAATCCAACTTTATTAGGAGATAAAATATAATGGGTGCAACAGTTATGAAAGCTATCCCTGGCAATCAGGGTGAAAGCACAGATCAAAAAGGTATGAG